TGCTAATGCAATAATGGAAGTTCTTATCAATGAGCACTTGCTCAAAGATAGTGCTGGAATATAGGGAGATTTAAACAATGGCAATGAATAGAGCACAATTTGCAAAAATGCTTGAGCCAGGTTTGAATACCTTGTTCGGCTTAGAATATGACAGTTACCCACCAGAGTATGCTTCAGTCTTTGAAAACAACACTTCTCAAAAAGCCTTTGAAGAAGATGTATTGTTGACAGGGTTTGGTGCAGCTCCAACTAAAGACGAAGGTGCAGGAGTATCTTATGATTCTGCATCACAACAGTTTACTGCACGATATCAGCATGAAACTGTTGCTTTAGCTTTCTCTATTACAGAAGAAGCTGAAGAAGATGGTCTTTATGGGTCAATTGCTTCTCGTTACACAAAAGCACTTGCTAGATCAATGAGCACTACAAAAGAGATCAAAGCAGCAAATGTTTTAAATAACGCAACCTCAACTGCTGGTGGTGATGGCGTATCTTTATTAAATACATCACACCCAACGCAAAATGGCACACAAAGTAATACTTTGGCAACTGCAGCAGACTTATCAGAAACCTCATTAGAGTCACTTTTGATACAGATTGCAGATATGAAAGATGATCGTGGTCTTAGGATCGCCGCACAAGGACAGATGTTAATCATTCCTACTGCGTATACTTTCGTAGCTGAAAGATTACTTGAAAGTCAGTTAAGAACTGGCACTGCTGATAACGACCTTAACGCCATCAAAAATGGTGGATATCTACCTCAAGGGTATCATATTATGAGACGTTTAACAGACAGTGATGCATTCTTCATTAAGACAGATGTTCCAGATGGTCTTAAAATGTTCCAAAGAAGTCCTATGAAGAGAGGGATGGAAGGAGACTTTGAGACTGGAAATGTACGTTATAAGGTAAGAGAAAGATATTCTTTTGGTTTTACTGATTGGCGTGGTCTTTTTGGTACAGAAGGTGCCGCATAAAAATTAAGATGGGAGAGGGGATAACTCCTCTCCTAAACATAACCCTTGACTGCGAAAGCAGACATTTGCCAAGACAAGGAGATTGACATGGCTAATACTACATTTACTGGACCAGTTAGGTCTGAAAATGGTTTTAAAGTTGTTTCTAAAAATGCTACAACAGGTGCAATTACTGATGTTGCCACCATTGCTTCAACTGGTATCGTAACAAACAAATATGTAAAGCATGTTGGCTTTGCAACTGGCGTGACTGTAAACACTACTGCAGGGGATAGTCCAGCTATTGGTCAGTTTACACAACCAGCTAATACAATAATTACTGACATAAAAATATTTTGTGCCACTGCTCCAGTTATTGGAACTGGTGATATTGGATATGAAGTGGGCACATCTAGCTCTGGTGCACAAATTGTAGCCGCAGTAACAGATGAAATTCTTGATGGTGGAACAACTGTCGTTGTAGGAAATGTAACTACAACTACACTCGTTGCAACAACACAGAGTGCAACAACTGCTCCAGTGTCTGCTCAATACACCTCTGCTGAAAGAACTATTTTCTGTAATATAACGAACACAGTTGATGCGACAACTGCTGGATCATTTACTTTCATCATTGAGTATGTGCAGATTGCATAATTTAATTTGGGTGAGATTAAATTTTCACCCACTATTTTAGGAGATTAATTTGGCAGATATAACATCAAGCACTATTCTTTCTGAAAATACTCGTCAAATTGTTATGGCATTCCAATATCAGTATGTAGATACAGGAGATGAATCTGCAGTTAAAAAGGTAGATGTTTCAACATTACAAGCTAATGCAAATGGCAGTCCATGTACTGGAGTAAAGATTACAAAGTGTACTTGGGTTGTTAAGGGTATGACTGTAAGAGTTTTAGCTGACGCTGACACTGATATTATTATGTTAAATCTTGATGAGGGTCAAAGTGGTGAGGTAGACTATAAAGATATAGGTGGTTTACCAAACACAAAGCAAACTGGCACTAATCCAACTGGCGATATATTCTTTACCACAACTGGAGCAGGCAGTGGTGATTCGTATCAAGTCGTTTTAACAATGACTAAGAAATATTAGAGTGAAATATGGCAACATCTGGAACAGTTGCATTTAGACCTAATGTTGAAGAGATAATAAGTGAAGCATTCGAGAGATGTGGCATCGATACCCAAACTAGAACTGGAGATCATGCTAGGTCTGCTCGAAGAAGCATAAACTTATTATTCTCAGAATTTGCCAACAGAGGTATAAATTTTTGGACTGTAACGCAAAACACTTTGACACTTGTGAATGGCACAACTAATTATACTTTGCCAGTAGGCACTATAGATATATTAGATGCAGTCATAAGAGATAGTAGTTCAGATACAGATCAAATAATAAATAGAGTTACAATACAAGAATACAATCAATTACCAAACAAATCTAATGCTGGAAAGCCAAGTCAGTATATGCTTGATAGGCAATATACGCCAGTAATCTATTTTTGGAGTGTGCCAAATACATCTACATATTCTTTAGTATATTGGGCAATGAACCAACAAGAGGATGTAAACGCATCAAATCAAGACACAGATATACCTTATAGATGGAGTGACACCATATGTGCTGGTTTATCTGCAAAGTTAGCTATGAAGTATGCACCAGACAAGTTTCAACTATTAAATGAAATGTATGAAAGAGCATTTAGTTTTGCAGCACAAAGCGATAATGATGGTGTAAGTCTAAGAGTACAACCAACAGCATTGAATATGGTCTAATGGCAAGATTCGCAACTGGAAAAAAATCAAAGGCAATAAGCGACATAAGTGGCTTTAAGGTTGACTATACAGAGTTAAAAACCACCTATGATAACCTTAGAGTTGAACCTAGTGAGTTTGATCCCAAGCATCCACAACTTACACCAGCTAAAAATGTTATAGATGCGACTGCATTATTTCAACCAAGACCAGACAATGATCCAGAAAATGTTAGTTTTGTAGTTGGATTTAATACAGATATCTTTGCAAGTAAAATTGAAAACGCACAAAAAGGTATAGGCATAAAAGGCTTGGGTGCTATAGGCACAATTAGTATAAAAGTAGATCATTCACAAGATGTTACAGGCGTTAATGGCACTGGAGCAATTGGAACTATTAGTTTTTCAGCACAAGTACCAGAAACTGGAGTAGCTGGAACTGCAAACTTAGGTACTGCAGTAATAACAAATAAGTTTAATGCAACTGGTGTAAGTGGTACTGCTAACTTAGGTGGTATTGGTGTTACAGATGGTGCTTCTGTAAGAATTGCACTACTTGAAACTGGTCTTGCTGGAACTGGCGCTATTGGCACAGAAATACCTAAAGCATCTCTCACTGAAAGTGGACTGGCAGGAACTGGTGCAATTGGCTCTGTTAGTGTAACTGTAACTGAATTAGGTTGGAGTGGTGGTGACTGGGGCGAAAGTACATGGGGTCAATAAATGAATTATTCTAGTTTAGTTTCACAGATACAAAACTTTATGGAAGATGATAGCACAGAGCTACCCAATTCTATTAATGATATAGTAGCACCAGCAGAAGAAATGATATTTCAAAGATTGCCAAGTCTACCTTGTTTTAGACAAGTGGCAACTGCAAACTTTGTAGTAGGCACATTTGATTATACAGTTGCTAACGCTAGGATGATTAGACAAGTTTCTATAACTGATAGTAGTAATAATGTATCTTTCTTAGACCATAGAATTGATAGCTATCTAAGAGACTATCATCCTAATTCTAGTACAACGTCTACACCAGAAATGTATAGTACAAAAAATGCCACAACTAGTGGTATTATATTTACAGTCGCACCTACCCCTAGTGCAACTTTAGCCTACCAAGTTGATTTTGTTGCTCCTGTTACAGGATTATCCTCCAGCAACTCGACAACTTGGATAGGCGATAATGCAGAAAATGTCTTACTGGCTGCAGCACTTTATGAAACTAGTGCTTTCCTAAAGGCTTCAGAAACGCTATCATTGTACAAAGCACAATTTGATGAAGCTATAGCATTGTTTCAACAAGAGATGGCAAGAAATTACACAGCAGAATATAACGCTGGAATATAAGGAGAAAATAAATGGCAATATCACAAGCAATGTGTACATCTTTTAAAGTTGAATTATTAGATGAAGGGCACGACTTAATCGCAGATACACTTAAAATAGCACTGTACACAAGTTCAGCAAGTTTAGGTGCTGGGACAACTGCTTACTCAACCTCAAATGAAATAAGTGGCACGGGATACACTGCAGGTGGTGAAACACTTACTAATAAAGCAGTTACGACAACAGGAACAACTGCTCACTTTGATTGCGACAATCCCACATGGACTTCTGCAACCTTTACTGCAAATGGTGCTTTGATATACAATGATACAAATGGTGATAAAGCAATAGCAGTTTTAGCATTTGGAGGAGATTTTACAGTTGCAGGGGGTACATTTGAAATTGTGTTACCAGCCGCAGGAACATCTGGAATAATAAGGATAGATTGATATGGCTTCAACTTATGTAAACGACCTTAGACTTAATGAAATGGCTACTGGTGATGCCAGTGGTACATGGGGAACAGTAACCAACACAAACCTGGAATTGATTGGTGAAGCACTTGGGTTTGGCACAGAAGCCATAACAACAAATGCTGATACTCATACCACTACAGTAGCAGATGGAGCTAGTGATGGTGGTAGAGCTATGTATCTTAAATACACTGGAACTCTAGATAGTGCTTGTACAATTACAATAGCACCTAACACTATGAAACGTATGCAATTTATAGAAAATGGTACAAGTGGGTCACAAAACATAATAATAAGTCAAGGGTCTGGAGCAAATATCACTATACCACCTGGAGATACAAAAGCAGTATATCTTGATGGTGCTGGAAGTGGTGCAACAGTTGTAGATGCCTTTGCATCTTTAAATGTAGTAGATTTAAAAGTCCAAGATGATTTGACTGTAACAGATGATGCTACAATAGGTGGCACATTGGGTGTTACAGGTGTGGTTACTGCTAATGCAGGAGTAGTAGTTGATAACATAACCATAGATGGCACAGAGATAGATTTATCTAGTGGTGATTTTACACTAGATGTGGCAGGAAATATTTTTTTAAATGCCGATGGTGGTGATATAAGGCTTGTAGATGATTCAACACAATTT